GGCTGCGGATACTTTCTCTTTGAAAAGATTCAATTCTATCAAGATCAGGCACTCATTCAAGAATGGAGCGGAGATGGACTACTTGTCAAACAATTAACAGAAGGTTCTCGGACATATAGTGACTTGCGTCTATTACGCGGAGGATACACGGGTTCTACACTACGTGATTTACAATTACGTTCTACTCCTCCTCCTCTACGCATTTACTTACCCCTCCCTGGAATGCAGACACCAGACGACGTTGGTCTACCCCTACTTTGCATGACATGGCAAACCCTTCGATTACGTATTACCCTTCGCAAATTAGAGGATATTGTTATCTGCAGCGATTCCTCACTATTCAAACCCACTCCGTGGTCAAGTAACAGCTTTCAATACACACTTTCGGATGGAATCACACAACACACCTTCTCACCTATCACCCTACATGAAATTGGTCATCCTACGATTGTTCTCTCCACTGTTCAACACTACATCCCAGCAGATGCACAACAAGAATTGCGAGAGAAGCATATTCAAATACCCTTTCGAAAATCATTTGAAAATCTGTTTACTTTTGGGGAATTGGACTTTATTTCTCTCGATAAAGGTGGGACATCTGCTGTAACCCGTCGATTAGAGGGTCGACATCCTACTGAACGACTATTGTGGTTCTTTCGATTACGCCAATCTGTCGATTCCAACCGACTTGATCAATTTACAAATACGTATTTCGATAATCAACTACCATCGGATACACAACCCTATACGGAGCCTTATGGAGGATTCTATTATCAGCTCAAACTATTGATTGCAGGTCGTGACCGAGAACGGCTCGAATCCGGTCTTGTATGGAATGAAATTGTTCCATGGAGCAAACAAGAGCGTGTTGGACCGGCTGGAATTGGAGAAATGAGATGGTCACTCGGCGATCAATTCGGCGTTTCTTATCCGTCTTATCGGATCCCTGAGGGAACTGTTAATTTTACAACAGCGGATCGTCCTACCCTTTATTTGGAATTGGCAAATGTTCCCGTCCACCCCCTTCATGCCCAACGCATTGTAGAAATGAGAGCCATCTCTGAAGCATGGAATGTATATGAAATCAAAGAAGGCCGAGCACGTTCTTTGTTTGCCTCATAATAAAAATATGGAATACATCATTAGACATTTGTCTAATTATGGCATCTGTGGCTAGTGTTCGCCATCACCAAACCCATAAAAAGAAACAACATTATACCGTTGGCATTCTGACCATTCCCCATTCTTTTTCCACTAAATATGGAACATCGCATATCATGAAAGCCTATGCCGATGGGCTCGAAAAACATGGTGTCACGGTCATTCCCGTTCCTTATGATACTCCACATCCCGATCTCTATTACTCCATTCTAAATGGTCTTATTATACCCGGTGGCGAAACTGTCTTCCTCCTTAAACAGCCTACTCTGTTGAAAACGGTGAAACGGTTCCTCTCCCTCTCCCTCCGATCAGGCGAATACTTTCCCATCTGGGGAACATGCTTCGGTTTCGAACTACTTATGGCTCTTATTGGCTCAATCAACAAGTTTGAATCCATTGTAGATCATCAACGACGTTCCATTGAATGGACAGATGAAGGGAAGCGATCGCGAATGTATCGATGGTTGTCAAAGAAGAATGCCGATGGATTTGAGGACTATGCCCGAACGGCTCAAAATCATGAATATGGTATTTCGCCCATACGTTTTTTGAGAAATGATCTGCTTCGTCGCTTTTTCCGACTTGTTGCTACCGCTAAAAATGATCATGATCAGACCTATGTTGCTGCAATTGAAGCGAAGAACTGGCCAATTTATGGTGTTATGTGGCACCCTGAGAGGCAAACGAATGGTAATCTCTTTCTTAGCTTCTTTTTGGCAGAAGTCAAGAAAAATACCCATCAATGTCCTATTCGTCTAAAAACATTGCGCGATACCCATACACCCCACCGATGCGTCCAATATTCTGAACACAAAGATCGTATGTGCTACTTCTTCTCTAATGATCTGTAATCTGTCATTTGCCTTTTGCCTTTTGCCTTTTTGATAAAAAAAAGAGAGAACAGGAGCGGATCCTATTCTCTCTTTTTTATTTTTTATTTTTGTTTTTATGGTATTATAGCTCAAATACCTTACGCAACCACTCTACAATCTGATCAGTATTCGAACACTGAAGAGCAGGCTGTGGCTCTCCATTCTTAATTGCCATAAAACCAGGAATCTTCTGAAGACCACAATATCCAAGCGTATACAAATGATCCTCTTCATCAATGTCCGCTACATACCACTTAATCTGATCCGATAGTGCTAGCAATTGTTCTGTCTTCACATTCTTGCATGGTCCACACCATGATGCAGTAAAACGCACGACCACCATTGGATCATGATCCTTACCCTTCTGAATCAATCCCTCAAAGAACTCTTGGTTCGGGAGGGGTGTCATCTGGTTGCTGCTGTTGTTGCTGTTCTCGCTGTTGCTGACCGACATTTCGAATACGATAAAGAGTTTTACAAAAACCGGTTAGAACAATCAAACACAGTGTTCCTAACAATACATAGCCAAGCGTGTTTAAGTTAGATGATTCTGGAGGAGGAGAAGCCATAGATCCACCCTTTTGACCCAATGCTGATTTCGCAGTAGCATACATCGATGCCGCTGGTGTAAATGTTGATACCTGTCCCAATGTATCAATCGTCTTCGTCACCTGATCCATCACCTCTGAACTCTTTGATACCACATTTCTTCCAAGTTGAACAGTGTTATCTACTGTGCTAACCGCATGCTCCACCGTATCAATCGCTGACTGGGCCGTCTTCGTAATTGGCTCAATCAACGATGGACCGATTACTTTATTAACCATATACTTCAACGTCTCAATCGGTGAAAATAGTAATGCAAGTAAGGGGAATTTAGAACGCAACCAATCGGTTACAGAATGATAAGGTGCTCCAAAAAATTTATAATTATTGGAAACAACCTCCTCCGTATTTGTAAAAAACTTGAACATATTATATGCCCATTGTAATCCAGATATGGGTATAAATATCAGAGATATTGTTGAAATGAAACGAAGAATACCGATATCATTATAACCCAATACAAATGAATCCAATCCAATCATTCCTCCAAAGATAAGGGCCAATGCATAGATAAAAAACCGAAAATGCTTTCTATCTGGGACATCCTTTGATAACACACCTGCTCCTACTCCAATTGGACCCCAACCAGGAAGATTCAATCCATACAGACGAATCGTATCCGAGTTAAATAATGCATGAACTGCATCATATACCCACCATACTCCAAAACACAACATATTTACGATCATTTTTGCCAAAAATGTCCACGGGGAACGCAAATACAGATGATCCAATCCAAAGAATCCACCCAATACAGACAATCCAACAAAGACATCATAAGATAAATGAACCGCTGTATCATCCCCATCACCCCCATTTGAATTATTGTTCAATGAACCCTCCAACCAATATTTTACTTGCGAGGTAGACGATCTTCCGCTCATTACTGTCTATTTGGAGTTTTCTTGTTCTTCTCTGATCCCATGATATCCAATCTCATATGTTACGATTAAATTGTAAATAACAACCCGCCAAAACCATTAATCACACGAAATACATTATAATTGTGGGCATAGATCATTACACGGCAATTTCCACGCAATTGCGAAGCCGCTATCGCTGGATTATTCAACAAAGGATTTAATTCCAATTGCCATACAATGCTGTCAATTCGACTAGCATTCATCGTTCCCGTTGGCTGTGCATCCTCAGGTCTCAGTGCAAAAGAATAGTTATAAATAAATGATTTGACCGGAGTGGCTGTATGATGCTGATAAGGCTGTTCCAATCGGAAGAATGAGGGAAGACGTGCTGTAAAACGGTCCTTTCCATCCAACTGCAAAAGTGCTGTGGAGAGCATGTCCAATCGACCTGCCGGTGCGTTTGAATTCAAATAACTGGATAAAAAGCTCGGCAAAGGCTCATCGACTCCCAAATGACTGTAATTAAACCACTCATTGCGATTCTGCATCTCATCTCGCTGAATCACAAACATGAATTCCTTAATCGGATGGTTAAAATCCACTTGAATGGTTGCCGTATTCTGACCAGCTGTTATGGAATAAGGGGGCGTATATTGAACTTGCTCGATCACATACTCCAATGATGGAGTGCTCACAAAACGACGACGCTCCTCCGTGTCCAAATAGACATATTCACCCCACATCATAATATTACGAATCTGTGTCGTGCAATCCGCCTGTGTGGAACAAGTCGGCTGCCATGATGCGGCAGCTGTTGGAAACGGGACAGGCGGAGGAACCCAAAATAACTGCTGTAAGGGTCTCAATGTGATATTAATTCGGATTGGAGAATATTGTAAAGCAATCAGGGGTAAATACATGCCTGGGTTCTGACAAAAATAGAACTGAAGAGGAATCTGGAGTCGGAGACCATCCACCGAATTTGTTCCTGCCTTAATATTAATCGTATTATACAGCTCGACACGTCCAATCATTTCATTGAGAGCCTCCCTCTGACTTCCTGTTGTTGTCAGTTGCGTCCAAATCTCCATCCATTCACCCGTCTGACGATCAATCTCCTGCTCACCTACCTCAAACGAAATCTCCTGAATCAATGCATGACCCACCGAGTTTGTATAGGATAACAGATTACCAGATGTATCACGCAATGGTGGAAGTGTAACATCTAACATTACACGACCCAACAAGTCACCGCGTCGTGGAATCAAACAAGTAATTCGCTGACCGAAATTGGGTGTTCCATCGAAATACATTGGAATGGATTCCGTCGCAAAATTGGTATATCTCCGATACACCATTCGAAAAAAACTAATCTGTGGATTACCCGTCAAGAATAAATCCTGCTTTCCCGTCGCCACCAATTGTAATAGTCCACCGCCTCCTGGCATTCTGTTGTTTATTCCGGATATTTAACAATCGTCCTCTTCTTCACACGGTTTCATCTTCCTCCTCGTTAGAGATGAGTTCATCAGGCATTGTTCCCATTAATAG